GTTGTACCACCTGCAAGTCCACTTCCTGCTGTAATAGTTGCACCTTCAACAACTGAAGATGGATTATCAATTACCAGAGTATTCTGTCCAGATGATGCAGCAGACTGTACAGTCTTAGAACTTACACTATCACCAACAGTGAATAATGGATCATTAACTGACATTTCAGTCGAGTTAACTGTTGTTGTAGTACCAGCTACTTGGAGGTTACCACGAATGATAACATCACCACCAGCATCTCCAGAATCTGGGTATGGGTCGATGATTAGTTCTGTTGCAGAGTTACTATCAGTAGAAATTGTATTTCCTTTAATTCTGATATAACCAAGGTCTAATGTCGTAACATTAGTACCCATGTTAATGGTATTTGCTGCACCAAAAGCATTAACTGTGGTTGCAACTGTATTCCAAAGATTTTGTGTTGTTTGAGAACCAACTACAGTTGGGTTATTGATTGTAGCAGTACCAGATACTTTACCAATTTGAAGTGTTCCAGCATTGGTAAATGCATTAACTGTTGTACAACCAGATGTATTAAGAAGATTGAATGTTGCAGAAGTACTGGTAATATCTCCACCATTTACTGCAAGGTCACCACCAATAGTAACATCACCAGTTAAATCAAGATCGCCAGGTGTTGTTACGGTTCCATCTAGACCAACTTTAAACTTGGATGCACCACCTACCTGTAAATCCAATAACAGAGAAGTAGCTGCAGATGCAGTATTGGTTATATTTGCCTTTATCGCATCAAATTTATTACTAGCATTATTCCAAGTACTTGCAATATTTAAAACTGTATCCGCAGCACTTAATGCAGGTGTTGTTATATCAACAGCACCAGAGAATGAATCAACTACAAATCTATCGGTTGACCCATCTGAAATTTTAAACTCGTTAGTTCCTACTGTAGCAGCACCTTTAAAAACATAGTCTCCAGTACCATCCGTATCAAAATTCAAACTTTGATTGGATGTTGTTGTTGATATTGTATCAGTTTCTATTCTTATATGATTTACATTAACTCTATTGAGTTTTCCTGCTGAGTCAGGAATTAATGCAGAGTTATTGAAAAGAGTACCATGTTGATGATCTAATAGATCAGTGAAATATTTACCCCCGATAATATCAAGTCCAGCAGCAACCCCAGATGTTTCAGATCCTTTACCAACAAACAGTTTACCATACGATGTAACTGATCCACCAGCAGCATCTGCATACGTAGCAGTACCTTCAGCGTAGGCAAGTTCACCTTGGCCCAGTACCGATGACGGTGTAGCGGTTGGGTTTGCGCTCGACCTTTTAATTTTTATTCTAGTTGCCATTTGTTAATACCTGATTGGATTTAGAAATTACCACCTGTTATAATAAGACCTGCTTTCTCAACGACATTTTCAGCCTTCCAAGAAGCAGAGATTGCATCATATTGTAGCACAGCACCATCAGCGGCACCAGCAACATTAACGTCTGTAAGGTTACCTAAACCAGTAACACCAGCTGAAGAAACAGTCAGTACTTTAGGTCGATTTGATACAGTAACTTTTGTATTCATGTTACGCCTGGGTTGATTGTTACAAGACCTTCAATCACTCTCGTTTTAGTACCACCAGCGGCTGTAATAACGACATCATAAAGGTATCTGCCTGATTCGATTGCTGCAGTTGTAGCAGCAGTCATAGCAAGAGTCACTTTACCAGTACCAATGGAAACTGTGAAATTATGAGAGGTTGAACTATAATGAGATTTTTTCATTTTAGCTGCACCTGAATAGCCAGTCAAATCCCAGAGTGCATTGAAATCATCATAGATTCCAATTTCAGCGGAGAAATCTGCTCCTTGATCAATATAGAGATTATGTTGTGCGGCCATACGGGTTTATCGCTTATATTTATTTATAACCTAATGGTTATTTAGGTTGATTAACAAATTTTTGATCTCGTTGATCTCAGTTTTTAACGAATGTAGATCAGACTCTACGGAAGATAATCTGTCTTTTTCAGATTGTCTATGCTTATATGAAGTCATATATATGACTTCATATAAGCATAGACAATCTGAAAAAGACAGATTATCTTCCGTAGAGTCTGATCTACATTCGTTAAAAACTGAGATCAACGAGATCAAAAATTTGTTAATCAACCTAAATAACCATTAGGTTATAAATAAATATAAGCGATAAACCCGTATGGCCGCACAACATAATCTCTATATTGATCAAGGAGCAGATTTCTCCGCTGAAATTGGAATCTATGATGATTTCAATGCACTCTGGGATTTGACTGGCTATTCAGGTGCAGCTAAAATGAAAAAATCTCATTATAGTTCAACCTCTCATAATTTCACAGTTTCCATTGGTACTGGTAAAGTGACTCTTGCTATGACTGCTGCTACAACTGCAGCAATCGAATCAGGCAGATACCTTTATGATGTCGTTATTACAGCCGCTGGTGGTACTAAAACGAGAGTGATTGAAGGTCTTGTAACAATCAACCCAGGCGTAACATGAATACAAAAGTTACTGTATCAAATCGACCTAAAGTACTGACTGTTTCTTCAGCTGGTGTTACTGGTTTAGGTAACCTTACAGACGTTAATGTTGCTGGTGCCGCTGATGGTGCTGTGCTACAATATGATGCAATCTCTGCTTCTTGGAAGGCTGAAAATGTCGTTGAGAAAGCAGGTCTTATTATAACAGGTGGTAATTTCTAAATCCAATCAGGTATTAACAAATGGCAACTAGAATAAAAATTAAAAGGTCGAGCGCAAACCCAACCGCTACACCGTCATCGGTACTGGGCCAAGGTGAACTTGCCTACGCTGAAGGTACTGCTACGTATGCAGATGCTGCTGGTGGATCAGTTACATCGTATGGTAAACTGTTTGTTGGTAAAGGATCTGAAACATCTGGGGTTGCTGCTGGACTTGATATTATCGGGGGTAAATATTTCACTGATCTATTAGATCATCAACATGGTACTCTTTTCAATAACTCTGCATTAATTCCTGACTCAGCAGGAAAACTCAATAGAGTTAATGTAAATCATATAAGAATAGAAACTGATACAATATCAACAACAACATCCAATCAAAGTTTGAATTTTGATACGGATGGTACTGGAGACTATGTTTTTAAAGGTGCTGCTACAGTAGGAACTAACGAGTTTAAAATTTCAGATGGGTCAACCGATAGATTTGTAGTTGATTCATTCTCTGGTGCTGTTGATATAACAACACCTGCATTAAGTGCTGCGGATACAGTTTTAAATATTGCAAGTACTTGGAATAATGCTAGTAATAAATTTGATGCGATAAAGGCAAATATAACCAATACTGCATCTGCAGCTACTTCTCTGTTATTGGATTTACAGGTAGGTGGTGCATCCAAGTTTAAAGTTGGTCTAGATGGAACCGTAACAACACCTGGCGATCTTGATTTAACTGGTGATGTTACTATTGGTGGTGACCTTGCAGTAAATGGTGGAGATATTACCAGTACTTCTGCAACATTCAATCTTCTTAATACATCTGGTTGTACAACAGTTAATGCATTTACCAATGCTGGAACACTTCAAATTGGTAAAGTATCTGGTACTGCTACAATCAATAACCCAACTGTAGTTGGTTCTCAAACAACACAAAATCTTTGGAATACAGTTGCAACCACAGTTAATGCTTTTGGTGCAGCAAATACCATTAACATGGGTACTAATGTTACGACATTAGACCTTGGTTATATCAGAATTAAAGGAAATACAATTTCTACTGATAGTAACTCTGCAACAGAACTAATCATCGACCCATACCCAGATTCTGGAGATGCTGGTGGTGATGTTATCATTCGTGGTAACCTCCAAGTAGCTGGTACTACAACAACAGTTAACTCGACTGAAATGTCAGTTAATGATCCATTATTCACTGTTGGTGATAGTGTAAGTTCTAAGACTGTACAGTCTGCTGCATCATCTGGACAGAATACTCTGGTAATTGATAATCCATCTTCAGTTGTTGAAGGTGCAACTATTACAGCAGGAAGTGGACTTGCAGGTGGTACAAC